GAAGCGCTGAGGAAATAGAAAAGGCTAAAATTGACTTGCAAATAGCAACTGATGATTTTTTGCAAGCCAACCCGATCTTAGCACAGAACTTTGAAACTTATGGTGATGCAGATATTGAGGTGAAAAGAGAAATAGGTTTTGCTTTCTATGACATTAAAGACAAGCTTTATAAGTATGGCAATCTGTCTGAAGCACAAGTAGATTTTTGTCTTAAAATGGTAGACAGCTATATTACCAGAAAAGAAAATGCAAAAGTATGGGCAGAAGAAAAAGCTGATGCAGAGCCAGTACCTGTGACTGAAGAAAGAATACAATTTACTGGAGAGGTTATAAAAACTGCATGGAAAGATTACACTTTGCCTAACGGTATGCCAACGAGCTCACAAAAATGCACTGTTAAAGATGACAGAGGTTTTGTGGTTTGGGGTGGTGATGTAGGTGAAAAGGGTGACAGGGTTACTTTCATGGCTACAGTAACCGTTTCAGACAATGACCCTAAATTTGGTTTTTACAAAAGACCAACTAAAAAGGAAATACTTTAAAGTTTGCTAATTACAAGTCCTAGTAGTATGATTTTACTACTAGGATTTTTTAATTTTTGAACCTATTGACTGACCTAGCAGACAAGCCAAGACAATAGGGGAATTTCCAAAGGAGGAAATTATGGCAAATTCGACATTTAATGGACCAGTCAGGTCCGAAGGTGGTTTTGAACAAATCACCGTAACTGCAAAGACTGGTGCAGTAACCACCAATCTCGATATTGATAGCAGTGGTAATATAACTACAACAGGTTATGTTTCTGCTTATGAAAATATAGAGAGTATTACAAGTGCTACACACAGCGTTGAATCAACTGATTCAGGTAAAGTTTATACTTTAAACAGAGCAGCTGGAATAGTAGTAACACTACCTACAGCAGCAGCTGGTCTTAACTATACATTTATAGTGGGCACAACCTTCACAGGTGCGGGACAAATTAATACAGACAATTCCAGTGATCTATTCTCTGGTTTTGCTCATATATTTGACCCAGCAACTGCAACAGATATGAATACATTTATTCCTGATGCCAGTAATGACGATACTATTGATTTAGGAAGTGCAGCTCAGGGTTGGCTTGTAGGCGGAATTATCCGCTTGAAAGCAACAACAGCAGCAGTTTGGCATTGTGAAGCATATCTTCATGGTGACGGTACACTAGCTACTCCATTTGAGTAAGGAGAATAAACGATGGCTGATGTAGTTACTTCGCAAACAATTCAAGATGGCGAAAGAGTAGCTGTTATGAGGTTTACCAATGTCAGTGATGGCTCTGGTGAATCTGCTGTAAAAAAAGTCGATGTTTCGGCTTTAAACAGCAACTCAGCTGGTGTTGCATGTAGTTCAGTTGATATACAGAGAGTTTGGTGGGCAACCGTTGGAATGAGTCTCAAAATAGATTTTGATGCTTCAACCAATGTTTTGGCTATTAACCTCCCAGCAGATTCAACTGGTGACGAATACTACGATGATTTTGGAGCAATCCCTAATAACGCTGCTTCTGGCGGTTTTACAGGTGATTTAGACTTCACAACACTAGGTCATAGTAGTGGCGACACCTATATGGTAGTGCTAAAATTAATCAAGAAATATGGTTAATACTTTATAATTGAGTAGCCCGCTGTTAGAAGCAGTCGCCCGCTAATAGTGGTGGGCTACTTAAATTTTAGGAGAAAAATTGGCAACATCAAATAGTAAAAACTTTGAACCTGACGTTGGCGAATTTGTAGAAGAGGCTTTTGAGCGTTGTGGTTTAGAGCTTCGTACAGGCTACGATCTTAAAACCTCACAAAGAAGTCTTAACCTTTTGTTGGCAGAATGGTCTAACAGAGGTCTAAATCAATGGACTATTACACAAAAAACCGTAGCTATGGTTGATGGTACTAGGGCTTACAACATTGATTCTACGAACTCTACGGCACCAATCGATGTTTTAGACTGTTTTATAAGAGAAACGGTTAATAGCGAAGACTCTGATATGTCGGTTGCTAGAATAAGCCGAGCTCAATACGCAGCTATACCAAATAAAGGCGATAAAGGTAAGCCTAATCAATTTTTTGTAGACAAACAATTAACACCGACCGTTACGGTTTATCCGACCCCAGATAAATCAAGCACTTACACACTCTATATGAATGTATTAACAAGGATGGATGATGCCGATGTAGGTGCTAACACAATGGATATGCCGTATCGGTTCTATCCGTGCCTAGCAGCTGGTTTGGCATATTACATTTCATTAAAAAAGGCTCCAGAAAGAACGGCTATGCTCAAACAACTTTATGAAGAGGAGTTTCAAAGAGCAATGACACAAGACGAAGAGAGGGCATCCTTTCATATTAGCCCTGATCTTAGGAGTTACGACATAGCTTAATGTCTACTTACGCAAGCAACAAGAACGCATACGGCATCTGTGACGTAACTGGCTTTCGTTACAAGCTAAAAGATATGAAAAGGACTTGGGATGGCTTTGTTGTAGGTCCAGACCAGTTTGATCCTAAGCATCCACAATTAGACCCCAGAATACCTCCAGTTGACGGTCAGGCTATCAAAGATGCTAGACCAGACACGAGTGATGATAATAACTTTTTCACGGTTTACACAAACGTAGGTTTGGGTAAATTAGGCAAACAGCTAACCACCTACGAGATTGCCTGTGGTGTTGGTTCTGTTACTATAACAACGACATGAGTTTTACATACAGTACATTAAAAACAGCTATAGGCGATTATTTGGAGTCAAGTGAGTCTACGTTCACAACAAGTCTGCCTACTTTTATAACTGAGTCAGAAGATCGAATTTTAAGCCTTGTAGAGCTTCCAGACCAAAGAAAGAACGTAACTGGTGCTACCTCTAGTAATAACAGGTTTTTAGGCTGTCCTAGCGACTTTTTAGCCCCTATGAGCCTCGCTATAGTGTCCAGTGATACTTATACCTATTTAGACTTAAAACACGCTTCATTTTTAAAAGCATATAGCCCCACAACAACGGTGACGGGTCAACCTAAATACTATTCAATTTACAGCCAAGAATCTTTTGCGCTTGCCCCTGTACCCGATGCAGCTTATACAGTAGAATTACATTACTTATATAAACCAGCTTCGATTACGAGTGGTAGTGACAGTGGAACAACGGTACTTGCAACAGATTATCCTGATGCCTTGCTATATGGTAGCTTGGTCGAGGGTGCAATTTTTCTTAAAGAACCATCCGATGTTATTGCCAGTTTTGAAGCAAGATTCAAAGAGGCAATAATGAGGATAAAAAACACTTCAGAAGGAAGAGCGACAAGAGACGAATACAGATACGATAGCACTAGACAAAGAGTATCGTAATGAAACCCATCAAATCGCTCGAAGGCAAGCGAGTTGCCTTATTAGGTCTAGGCATATCACAAATCGATTTTGTCATAGGCATGGAAAATGGGAAGCAATGGGATGAAGTCTGGGGCATAAACTCAGCAGCTGGCGTTTTTAATTGCGACCGTTTATTTATGATGGACCCAGCTAGTCGTTTCTTTGATACAGACGATGCTGGAAAGCAAACTTCGGTAATGACAAGGATATTACCAAAGCTCAAGATACCTATATACACATGTGAATTAGACAAGCGTGTACCAAAGGCGGTTGAATATCCTTTGGAAGAGGTAGCTAATTACGCCAAATGCGCTTATTTCAACAATACGGTGGCTTATGCTTTAGGTTTTGCTATGTGGAACAAGGTGGGAGCTATTGATCTTTTTGGTATAGATTTCTCTTATCGCAACGACTTACATTTTGCTGAAGCTGGTAGAGCTTGCGTAGAATTTTGGTTATGCAAAATGATGGAAAATGACATTACTGTAGGTGTTAGCCCTAGATCAACCGTATTAGATGCGGACGCACCAGCAACTGAACGCCTTTATGGTTACCATCGTTTAGATAGACCTTTGATAGCTGTGCCCCACAAAGAGAAGTGGATTATTAAACCTTATGATGAAATTGATGAAGAATTAGCAAAACTTGACTTACAATTACATCAAGAAGAAAGACCACCAGAACCATATAAAGGCTAATGAGCGATAGTTTTTTAGAAATAGGTAAAATAAGCGTCCATACTACGCACAATAAGGGTCACGATCCTGAGTTTTGGGCTGAGACAATAACCAAAAAAATAGTTGATGTATCTTCCAATGCACCTGACCATGTTAAACAACAGGCTTTAGCTTTCCAAAATCACATTTATACTATAATATTAAATGGAATGAAAAGTGCCATAGAATCTGATAGAGTGACTATTAGAGGACTTTTGAGTAGTCAGGGTCACGAAGATATGGCAAAAATAATTAAGGAGCTATAAATGGCAATAACATCAACAATATGTTCAAGTTTTAAACAAGAACTTCTAGTAGAAGGGCACAACCTAACCAATGGAGCTGACTCTATAAAATTAGCTTTGTATACCAGTTCAGCAACGCTAGGTGCTACTACAACTGCGTATTCAAGTGGACAAGAATCAAGTGGTACTAACTATTCGGCTGGTGGAAATGCTCTTACCAATGTAACACCAGCACTTTCTGGAACCACTGCGGTTTGTGATTTTGCGGACTTAACATTTGGTACAGCCACTGTTACAGCAAGAGGTTGCTTGCTTTATAACAGCACTAACTCGAATAAAGCTATATGTGCGATTGACTTCGGTGGAGACAAAACATCCACGGCTGGAGATTTCACTGTGGTCTTCCCGAGTGCTACGGCAACGGGTGCAATCATTCGTTTGGCATAATTTCAGGAGTTTGTGGTAAACTTTTATGATATAAGAGAGTTTACTTATGCCTTTAGCTAAATTTAACTTCAAGCCCGGTGTCAACAAAGAAGAAACTGACTATTCTAATGAGGGCGGTTGGGTTGACGCTAACCTAGTTCGTTTCAGAAAAAATCGTGTAGAAAAGATAGGAGGATGGGTCAAGGCTTCTGCTGATGCTTTTTACGGTATAGCAAGAGCTATGCACCAATGGGTTAGCTTAGGTGGAACTAGATACCTAGGGCTAGGAACCACCTCAAAATACTATGTAGAGTCGGGTGGAACATTTAATGATGTCACACCAATAAGAGCTACAACCACTAATGGCATAACTTTTTCTGCTTCTAACGGTTCCTCCACAATAACAGCAACAGATTCAAGCCATGGAGCTGTGGCTGGAGATTGGGTAACTATAAGCGGTTCTGCTAGTTTGGGTGGCAATGTAACTGCTGCGGTGTTGGATCAAGAATATCAAATTTTATCTGTAACAGATGCTAATACATTTACCTTCATAGCAAAAGATACTTCTGGTGATACTGTCACTGCTAATGCTAGTGATAGTGGAAACGGTGGCGCTGGTGTAGATGGCGTTTATCAAATAAATTCAGGTCTTGATGATTATGTTCAGGGATCAGGTTGGGGTGCTGGAGCTTGGAGCTCTGGTACTTTTGGATCAGTAACCACGTTGTCCGCCACAAATCAGTTGCGTTTATGGTCAAACGATAATTTTGGAGAAGACATTATTATTAATCCTAGGGGTGGAGGTATATATAGGTGGGTAGAGAATGATGGGCTAACAACTAGAGCCGTTAGTTTATCAGGAACTACTGGTGCCAATCTTGTGCCTACCGTTGGTTTACAGGTGATAACTTCTGAAACTGATAGACATTTAATAGTTTTAGGAGCTGACCCATTGTCTAGTGGTTCAAGAACTGGCTCTATTGACCCTATGTTTGTGGCTTTTTCAGATCAAGAAAACGCTTTAGAATTTGAACCAAAATCAACAAATAGTGCTGGTTCTTTACGTTTATCAAGTGGCTCACAGATAATAGGTGGTCTAAAGTCAAGGCAAGAAATATTAATTTGGACTGACACAAGCATCTACAGTATGAACTTTATAGGACCACCTTTGATATTCTCCATGAATCTTATCAACGAAGGTGCTGGTTTGATAGGTCCTAAAGCCTGTGTGAACTCACCGACAGGTGTATTTTTTATGAGTAAACAAGGTTTCTATTTCTACAATGGAGCAGTTACACAACTAACTAGCTCTATACAAGAATACGTCTTTGATGACTTAGATCAGTCTCAAGCACATAAGTGTCATTGTGCTTTAAACTCGGAGTTCTCAGAAGTTTGGTTCTTTTACCCTTCAATAGAAGACAATACTAGAGAAATATCAAGATATGCGATTTATAATTACAAAGAAAATATTTGGAGCATTGGTTCTATGGTAAGACATGCTTGGCTAGATGCTGGTATACAAAATAAACCACAGGCAACTGGCATATCATCTGATTCTTACTATTTATACAACCACGAATCGGGTCACAATGATGATGCTGACCCTATGGATAATGTATTTATAGAATCTGCTGATTTTGATTTAGGTGACGGAGATCAGTTTGCTTTTATAAGGCGAATTATTCCAGACATACAGTTTACTAACGACACGGGAAGTATTCAGGATGGAGCGGTCAATATAGTGCTGAAAAATAGAGATTTTAACGGTGAAAGCCTTACTACTGATAGCACAAGCAAAGTTACGTCAACTTCAAAACAAAGCCATGTTAGGGCTAGAGGTCGTCAATTTGTACTACGTTTTGAATCTGATGATGATAATGACGCTGGAGATCGTAAGAGTTATAAGTGGCGATTAGGTAGCACAAGACTAGATATACAGCCTTCAGGGAGGCGTTAAACTTGAGTAAATTGCTTGAAACTAGACTACCCTTAGCTGAAGGAGTCGAGTTAACACCAGAGCTATTTAACCGTTTAGTTCGTATTTTAGAGATAAACCTAGGAAGCGTTGACCCAGATAAAACAGCAAGTTTTAATGCCACAGAAATTTCTGAATTGCAATTTGCTACAGGTTCTATAATATTTAACACAACTACTGAGATACATCAGGCGTTTGATGGAAACCAGTTTAGAGATTTATATACCCATCAGACGTATTTGACGGGTCTTGGTGCTACAATGAGTATAGGGAGCGTTACAATAACGATAAGTTAATATGGCTATAAGTGAAGAACTACAAAGAAGAATCAGTAATTTAACAGGTGATATTCAAATGGGTGCTAAAGGGAACTACAAAACAATGTATTCTCCTCAAGGTGTACAAGATGAATTAAGCAAAGGAAATCCTGTATATTTAGGAGACTATAGACAAGCGATATCAAATCAGGCTACGCCCCAGCATATGCCTATGACTCCACAGAGGATGCAAGAACGAATAAAGAATGATCCCCGTTTGTCAGAACTAGAAAAAGAGGAGTTGTTAGCCAAGGCTCAGAGCTTATTATCCCCTAAAGCTGATGCGACTCCTAGGGGTTTTACTGATATAGATTTACAGCAAACCAAAGGAGCTATTTCTAATCGAGACTTGGATTTAGCTCAGAGCTTATTATCATCCCCTAATACACCACCTTTGGGTGTAAGGGATAAAGATTTACGAGAAACGATAGAAGCATTGGAAATGGAGTTATTTAAAACCAACGACCCAGAAGAACAAGAAATTATAGAACGCATGATAAAAAATACATCCATTAGAGTTAATGCGCCTTACCATTCTTTAATGGAGCAATTATCACAAACAGCTGGTGAAGATGACATGATGGCTCATGTAAGGTCGGGTGATATTAATGTATCAAGAGAGATAGTAGAGGCAAATCCAGAGCTTGAAAATTTAATTGAAAAGTCGGCTATAGATGCTGGCATAGAGCCAGACGAAATGGTTTATGGTAGTGGTGGTATTATTTCTTTGGACACTGGACTGGAACAACACGGTTTCATAAAGAAACTGGGCAAAGGTCTTAAAAAAGTAGTTAAAAAGGTAGCTCCAGTAGCTATGTTAATTCCCGGTGTTGGTACTGCATTGGGTGCTGCTATGGGTGGCTTAGGTAGTTTAGCGGGTTCAGCTTTGACTAAAGTTGGATTGGGCGGAGTAGCAAGCAGTTTGGGAGGTTTAGGTAGTGCTGCTATGAAGGGCATAGCTGGTCTAAATATACCGGGTATATCATCAATAGCTGGAGGAGCAAGTGCACCGGGCGCAGCATTTCAAGCATTAAAAGCTGGTGGTTTAAGAGGGGCTTTTGCTGGTGGTCCTTTAGGTGGAATGATGTCACAAACTCCAGAACTAACACCTGTATCAAATACAATGGATGGACCTGTTACTGGATATATGGATGCAGATGGAAATATGTATACTCCACAAGAAGCAGCAGCCTTACAACAGGCTCCTAATTTCTTTGGTGGTGGTGAGAAAAGCCTATATGGAAATTTTGGAACACAACCGATGTTGGATGCTAACGGACAACCTATTGTAAATGCACAAGGTCAACCTATTAATGCACAAGGTCAACCTATAACACAGACACAACAAAGAGGTGGTTCTTCCATCTTTGGCGGTGGCGGTGGCGGTATGGGTGGACTTGGTGGTTTGGCTACATTAGGTGTAGCTGGTGGATTAGCTGGAGCTTTAGGTAAACTGGCTTATGAAGAAACCAAAAAGGATAAAGGGGTGTCATTGTCTCCCGTTATGGCAATGGACGCTACTGGCAGATATAACTTA